CTTGGATCTAGAACAACACCACTTGACATTAATGGAATGTATGGTGCGTAGAATGCCGGTGCATCAGACTCGCTTGAGCCTTTGTATCCAACAAGTACATCTGTGCTGTCGCCTGCGTAAGCATCAACATACACTTTCATTGAACCGTTAAGAGTTCCAACCATTTTAGTGTTAGTTGGAGCTTCAAAAGTTCCTTCAGTTGTTCTTGCGAACGCTGAAGTTGTAGCAGACTGTAGGATAGTTAATGCAAATGGTGATACCACTGCATAGTTACCCGCGCCACGTCTTGTTCTAGCCGCGATGTTGTTAGCAACTTTGTTGATCAATACGGATAATGCCGCATGTTCGTCACCAACAAATGTAGCTGTACCGCTAACTGCCGCTTGGTTAAACGTTTCTGCCGCTGTACCAGCCAAAGTACGTAGAGATGCTAAAATCTCTTGGTCAATTTCAGCAGTAATTTCTTGGGCTAATGCCGCCATAATTTCTGCTTCGATATCGATACCTTGCTGTGCTTGTGCATCCTGAGCCGCTTCAAAAGTCCAACGAGCACTCAATTTACGAGTTTTCGCTTCAACTGTTTGTTTTAAGATCTGAATGCTTAAACGCTTACCAGCAGTACCTTCTAGGTTTGCTGTCGCGTCTGCTTTATCAGTAGATCCGCCACCTGAGTAACCTAAACCAATTTGGAAAGGTGATAGTGCTTCTTCGCCTGCTGTTACATCATCAAACGAGTCTGCATATCTTACTCTTAGTGTGTGGATTTGTCCAACTGGACCAGTCATTGGTTGTACACCTACGATTTCATTAGCGATAACCGTTGGCATAACACGTCTAATTACTGGAAGGATAACTCTGTTAAGAGTTGCAACGTTACCTGCGCCTGTGGCACCTGCAGTCGCCGCCTCAGCCAAATACTTTCTAGTATTTTCTAAAGTAGCAGACATTACAGACTTTTTATTGCCTGTTAGGCCTTCGAGCAACGCAACTTTGGTATCCTGCCATTTACTTTCTAAAAGTTCTGACATTATTTTCTCCTTAATTTAATCCTGCAAGTCTTCTAATATCTACAACATTATCAACTTTTGCAGAATTACTTGCACTCGAACTATTTTCTTCTTTATCGCCTGTTATTTCTTTTGCCTCGGTAAGTGTTGCCTTCTTTGCTACTGACTTGCCATCGATTACAGCAGGTAGATATTTGTTGAAGTTACCCTCTAATTTATCTGTTGCTACTGATTCTAGTAAGTCTTGCATAATCTCTTTCTGTTCTTTGCTCAAAGGAGCAACTAGTTCAGAAATTGTTTCTTTTCTCTTTGCGGTTTCAACAGCATTTTTAATCTCAGCGTCTTTGCTTTCAACTAATTTTGCTTTTTTCTCAGCATTCGCGTTCGCTTCCGCAAGTTGTTTATCCTTCAACTCAACCACTTTAAGTAGTTTTGCAGTTTCACTTTTCTCATTCATGTAAGAGTTGTTATACTCTTCTGCAAATGTCTCGAAAATTTTACGACCAAAGTCGTTTTTACGTGCAACGTCGATGTCTTCTTTCAATTGGCTAATTTCATTGTTTAATGTTTTAGCAACTGTTTTCTCGACAACTTTAGCACCTTTTTCGATGAAGGACTGTTTTACTTTACTTAAATGTTCTTTGGCTTCACGAATTAATCTAACCTTCGTCTCTGCCAAATCTTTTTTGTCTTCGTGGAACTCAGCAATTTCTTTTGCAAGAGCATCAACTACAAATTCCTCAAGTTTGCCAAATTTACTTGACATTGCTTTTTGGTCTTCATGTAGTTCAGAAACTTCTTTGCCTAACTGTTCCATTACAAAGCCTTTAAGTAGGTCTGCGTTTTCACGCATTGCTACATGGTACTTTGCTCTGGCTTCAGCAAGTTTTTTTCTATCTTCTGCAAACTCTGAAATTTCTTCGTTTAGTTTTTCATCTAACATTTTTTCCACGGCTTCTACCATATTGGCTTTATCGTGTTCGTATTTAGATGCAAATTCTTCACGCAATTCCGCTGTGATTTGCATTTGATTTTCTTTAACTTTGGCATTCCAAGCCTCTTCGATGTCATTCTTGATCTCTTCCGAAATTGCATTCGTTTCAAAAAGTGATTTTAAAGCGTCTAACATCTGGTTCTCCTTATTTCAAACCTTTAATTACTGTCATTAAAGATTCTTTGATGTACTTCTGTGCCTTTTGATCGCCTTGGACCTGTTTAGCCAAATTTAAAGCCTGATACCCACCACGGGCATTTAGTAAATGCTCATATATTGGTGTCGGATAGGCACCAGGAGCACTTGGTTGTGCTACTACATCCACAGTAATGATTTCAAAATCTGAAACCGTATTGCTTCCGTCTTCG